GGCTGTCAATGATAAGGCTAAGCTTGGTGGTTATGTTAATCCAGTTTCAGTTCCTGAAGTTACGGATTCCGTTGCTGCTGGTACAGGTACATTCAATATCGACACTGATGCCGATGGCCGTTGGTTCCTTGAAAAGATCAAGGGTCTTCTGTTCCAACTTGAAGTCGAAGCTAACCGCATTGCCAAAGACACTCGTCGCGGTAAAGGTAACTACGTTCTTTGCTCCAGCAATGTTGCTTCTGCTCTTGCTGCTGCTGGTGTTCTCGCCTATGCTCCTGCATTGTCCACGAACCTCAATGTTGACGACACTGGTAATACCTTCGCTGGTATCCTCAATGGTCGCATGAAGGTCTTCGTTGACCCATATGCAACTGTTGACTATGCAACGGTTGGTTATCGTGGTACAAACAGCTATGACGCTGGTCTGTTCTATTGCCCTTACGTGCCACTCACAATGGTTCGTGCGGTCGATCCTAACAGCTTCCAACCGAAGATCGGCTTCAAGACCCGTTATGGTCTGGTTGCTAACCCGTTCGTTCAAGGTGCTGGTCTTGGTGGCGCAGGTACCACAGGTACCGATGCGAAGAACATCTACTTCCGTAAGATTGTTATCAGCAATATCGGCGGTGGCGCTGGTGGTGCTTATACCGTCGCTCCATAATCTGGATATAAACTGAGTTTTAATTAACTAAGTTTTGGGGACACTCCGTAAAAAGAGTGTCCCCTTTTTTCATAAATAACAACATGAGTAATTTAACATCAAATGTTAATCTGTTATCACCAATCGGTTTCAAATTAACCATCGAAGGTGATTTTTCAAACGCTGAGTATTTCGCTGTCACTGCAAATATTCCATCTGTTGCTTTGCCAGAATCACAAGCATCATTTAGGAATCGTAAAGGATATGTAACTGGTGATACTCTGTCTTATGATCCGTTAAACGTGAAGATCATGGTTGATGAAGATATGGTCAACTACAAGGAGATTTTCAACTGGATTAAGTTGAATACAGATGCCGTAAAATTACAATATGCGGATGTGATTCTTAATATAATGTCAAGTGATAGTAAACTAAATCGACAGATTAGATTTGTCAGAGCATTTCCAATCTCTATTACTGGTCTTGATTTTAATGTTCAATTAACTGATATTGAGTATCTGCAAGCAGAAGTTTCATTCAGATACGATTATTTTGAGTTCATTTGATAAGTGATTTTTTCAGTATAAATCAAGTTACACATGACACTTGATGATATACTAAAAAACTGGGCTGAAGATTCGGTTATTGACGATTTGAATCTTGATGAAACTTCGATGAAAAGTGCACGTCTGCATTCAAAGTATCTGGAGTTGTATAGTCTTGCAAAGCTTCAACTAAAGAAGCGTGAAATGCAACTGAATAATCTCCGTAAAGATAAATGGATGTATTATAATGGCAAGATGACTAAAGATGAGCTGGACGAAAGACAGTGGCCTTATGATCCATTTAACGGAATGGCCAAACCATTGAAGGGAGACATGGAAATGTTTTACTCTACTGATCCAGATATAAGTAAACTAACAGTGCAGATTGACTATCAAAAGACTTTAGTTGAAGCATTGCATGATATTATGGATAATATTAAATGGAGACACAGCAATATTAAGAATATACTCGATTGGAAGAAGTTCACAGCTGGAATGTAATATGATAACAGTAAAAAAGAAAGATGAAACTAGCATCAGAATTCACTCTGATGATTCTGGAACATTAATGGAGATTAGTGAATTCTTTACTTTTTACACTGAAGGGTATCGCTATATGCCTGCATTTAAGAACAAGACCTGGGACGGCAAGGTTAGACTTTTTGATCGTAGGGCTAATACGTTACCATATGGATTACTAGCTAATCTTGCAGACTTTGCTAAAAGTCGTGGTTATTCTTTGAACTTGGATAAAGATGTTCTTCCGCAAAATGTTGCTTCTGCTGAAGATATTACCAAGTTCATTGATTCTCTTGTTATTACTGACAATAAGAATGGTTTGATTAGACCTAGAGACTACCAGTATGAAGCTGTAATTCATGCCATTAGAAAAGAAAGAGCATTATTGATTTCACCGACTGGCTCTGGAAAGTCTTTAATCATCTACATTCTCATTCGTTGGTTCCTATCGAATAACGAAGATCCTAGAAAGAAAGTTCTGGTTGTGGTTCCAACGACATCTCTGGTATCTCAGCTTCATAAAGACTTTGAGGATTACACTCAACAAGATAGATGGTTTGATGCAACTGATGCTGTCCATGAAATCTACTCTGGAAAAGAGAAGTTCAATATCGATGCTCCAATTATTGTAACTACATGGCAATCTGCGATTAATCTTCCAAAGTCTTGGTTCTTACAGTTCGGTATGGTTATCGGTGACGAAGCTCATTTATTTAAAGCTAAGTCATTAACCACGATTATGTCAGCTATCACTAATGCTCCGTTACGAATTGGAACTACTGGCACACTAGATAACACTCAGGTTCACGAATTAGTCTTGACTGGAAGCTTTGGTCCAGTTCATCGTGTTACAACTACAAAAGCACTAATCGATTCAAACACGTTAGCTGATCTTAAAATCAAATGTATTGTTCTGAAGTATGAAGATGAATTCAGAAAGATCGGTTCCAAGATGGAATACAAGGATGAGATTGATTTCCTAGTGAGTTGTTCTGCTCGAAATAACTTTATTGCTAATTTAACAGTTGGTTTAAAAGGTAACTCTCTGGTTCTATTCAATCTTGTTCAAAAGCATGGTAAACCACTATATGAGCTGATCAAGGCAAAGGCTGGTGTGGATACTAAGCGAAAGATCTTCTTTGTATCTGGAAGCACTGATGTTGATGATCGTGAAAGAATCAGAGCATTAGTTGAAAAAGAAACCGATGCGATTATTGTTGCGTCTAGCGGTACATTCTCTACTGGAATCAACATCAAAAACATTCATAATATTGTCTTCGCTGCGCCTACTAAATCTCAAGTAAGGGTTCTCCAGTCTATTGGTCGTGGTCTTAGAAAGTCCGATAATGATGAGACAACTGTGGTTATAGATATTTCTGATAACCTTTCATGGAAGTCAAAGAAAAATCACACTATGAAACATGCCATAGAAAGAGTGAATATCTATGCTAAGGAAAGTTTCAATTACAAACTTTATGAAATCCCGTTAATATGCTAAATCAACTGATCGAACAATTAGATAAGCTTCAGATTAGAGTCTACACTCTGGAAGATGGTTCACAGATTATAGGTGAACTACTTCAAGTTCATCCGAACTCTATTGAACTCAAAGGGGTTTATAATATCCTTCAGGGAGATATTGATGAAGAATCGGAATTAGAAATTGCTTTGATTCCGGTGGTTCCGTATTCGTCTGATGAGATTTCCATTATATATACTAATAAGGTTCTCATCGACTCTACTGCTCCACTAGAACTTAAAAAACATTATTATGATGCCATACTAATGGAGACTATTGATTCATTAGATGGATTCGATGTAGATGAGAATACTGATCCTAGATGGAATAATAAGCATTGGAATATCTAGGATTGTTTACATCCCGAAGGGGAATAGTTACCACTATATTCATCCTTGGTCGGATGACCTTCGGAACTTGATCTTCTTAATTACAAGTTAACTGCTAGATCTAATGGAGTAACAATGTTATTATAACATATTTGTAGGATATGTCAAGAAAATAATGCAATCATATGCACTTTTATTGTTTTCTGGTGGAATCACTATGTCATTATAAAGGGTTATTTTGGTATGTCAAGAAAATAAGTTCGTCGATATGAAAAATAATTCTTGACATATATTGGTTTATATGCTATATTACATTCATGAGTGTCACAGCTAAGAAGAAGTCCGTTCATTATGTCAACAATAAGCTGTTCTCTTCAGCTGTGGTTGATTATGTTACCGAAGTAAATGAGAAGAAAGAATCAGATGCAATCTGGATTCAGAACCATAAGATTCCAGATTATATCGGTGAATGCTTTATGAAGATCGCAGAAGGTCTTTCACACAAGTACAACTTCGTGAACTACACTTACCGCGATGAGATGGTTATGGATGCTGTGGAAAACTGCGTTAAGGCCATTACCAATTACAATGTCGATAAGACAACCCGAACTGGTCTTCCGAATGCTTTCGGTTACTTCACTCAGATTTCATATTTCGCATTTCTCCGTCGCATCGCTAAGGAAAAGAAACAGCAGGATATTAAAGAACTCTATGCTGAACACGCTGGTATCTCCGCATTCGCTGATTTCGGTGACGATGTGAACCACGCTGGTGATGGAATGGTTGAACGTATCCGATCCAAGAATGATAACTTCTTTAAGGGTTCCGATGATGTTAGTGACCAATCGGTTGCGAACAAGAGACAGTTTGGAAAGCCAAGAAAGAAGATCGATATTCCAGAGAATGGTGAATTTGAAGAACGTCAGTT